CGCCTTCTCGGTCAGGCGAAACAGCGTGATGTTCGACGTGCTGGACAGCTCAATCAAGCCAGCCTCTTCCAGGGCCTTCAACATGCGATAAGCGGTGTCTGGCTTGTCAGTGAGCAGCGGCAGCTCCTCAGTGATCTTGGCCTTGCTCAGCGCGAAGAAGATCCCGTCGTCAGTCTTGATTGGCTTTGTCCAGCTCGGGCAGCCGTAGACGAAGGCGAACAGCAGGGCCTGCTGAGAATTCAGCCCCCACTCCAACGCCTTCACCTGATTGATCGTGACGGTGAATTGCATGTCAGGTATTCCTGACCAGTTTGGCCAGTTCAGGGAAACGATCCACGTACCAGTGAGGCTGTGTTTCGCGGGGGCATTGAGGGCTGGTGAGGTTCTTGCCGTAGGTCAGCCCCTTGTCAGTCACCGACCAGAAGTCGACCATCTCTTGTTTGGAGTTTTTGCGCTGAAGGACTTTGAGGAAGCCGTGAGCTTCCAGTGCAATGTTGAAAGTGCGTGCAGTACTGGCGATGCAGTGGTCTTTGATCAGCGTAGTTATGGCCTTGGTCGGCATCGAGCTGCCGCCAGCGGCATCTGGCGCAGCATCCACGGCGTAACCCGGAAGGAAGCTCGACTCCAGACCGTTATTGGTGGCGATCCTCGCCAGCATCATCACTTGGCTGGACGGCGACGGCTTCAGCAAGCGCGTGTAGCACTCCATGAGTGCCAGTTCACCCACAACTTTTGAACTGCTCGGGCTGGTAGATTCGAACTTTCCGGTTTTGCGAATGCTGGGCAGCACCTCACCCACTACCCAGTCTTCGAAGCGTTCGGCACCAACCAGCTTGGAGCGCATCACCAGTCGGTAGACATCGCGCTCAGGAATGACGGTCATGAAACCACCACCCTGTTTCGGGGTAGTGATCGCGGCCTTGCAGTGACGGGAGATCGCGTTCTCTGGCTTGGCATAACCCAAGGCGTCGGCTACGTCACGGGCAACGAACCACGGATCACCGAGCTCGTCGGTGATGACGCGGATGGCGGCACCATCAAAGTCGAAAGGAATTACTGAGGTGGCACGCGACACATTTTCCGATTTCTGGAAACGTGTCGCGACATTGTTCTGGGTATTGCTGGAATTTGGCTGGCTCTGCATAATCTGCCCCACAAAGTGTGATCGAATTAGCCGGGGCGCAATCCCGGCTTTTTTGTGCCCGCTTTTCGAGGGCTGCTGTTTCATAGTGCGAACCTGAAAGCCCTTATTTGCGGAAAGCAGCTACAAAAAATCCGCGCATGCGCGGAAATCAGGCGGCCTTTACCGAAGCGTCCATCACATCCAAGCTCTGCCGGACGTGATTGATCTCTTGGCGAATCAAGCTCTTCTCGAAGGTGCTGATGTGGTTGTCGTCGAGCGCCTGATGGACCGCGATTGTCAGATCAGCCACTTCCTTTCCCACATTGATCAGCGACTTGGTGAGCGCCTGAGGTTCCGGGGCAGCTTTCGCAACAAGGTCGAAGCCAAATTCATTCGCCAGTGCCGCCAGAGGCCGCATGTCGCCGGTATGCAGCAGAATCCCGAACAAGTGCTCCACCGTCAGGTGGTGAGCCTCGTTGTCCGGGTTCGCGCGCTGAAGAAGGCCAACGTGCGGAACACCCATTTTTGCGGCCAGGGTCTTGGCTTCGTTGTCCAGAACAGCGCTCTGGCATGCCCGCAGAAAATCTTCCATTCGTAAAACCTCAAATTTGTTTCCGTGGCGCCCTGCCAGTGCGTGGGCGATCATTTGTTCGGGCAGTAAGCAATGACTGCCTCAGGCTGCTGTGCGCTTTGGACGCGCCGGGATCGGACGAATCTCATTCGCCTCAATACGGCCGTCTTCATAAAGGGTGATTTCAATGCTCCTGCCGGCTCGAACCATTTGCGAGATCGCGCTCTGGTTCACGCCGAGAGCAGCAGCAAGCGCGGCTTGAGTGCCGTGCTCTTCTAGGTATTTGCTCAAAGGGATCTTTTTCATGGAATTTCCACGGCTTGATATCTGCCATGGATAGTAGCAGCGCTGCTTTTTATCAGCAACAAAATACTAGCAGCGCTGTTTGCTTGGATATCAGCTCTGCTAATACTCTTATTCGTATGAAAATACGTCGTCCCCTCACCCCCGAAGAAGTCGCCGAGAGCGCCAGGCTCAAAGCTATCTACGAACAGCGGAAATCAGCTGCCAAAGCGGCCGGGCGCAGCCTGACGCAGGCGGACGTCGCCGAAGCATGCGGATGGTCCGGGCAAAGCGCATTCAGCCAATACGCCACCGGGAAGGTGCCACTAAATGTGGAAGCGCTGCTTAAGCTCGCAAAGGCGCTCAACTTCGACGCAAGCGAGGTCAGCTCTCGACTGTTATCCACTGTTGCCAGCGTGCAGCAGGACCGCATACAGCCGAGCGTAAAATTAGGAAGCATCGAGACTTGGGACGACGAAACCCCGCTCGATGACGACGAGGTCTACGTCCCCTTCCTACACGAAGTCGAATTGGCGGCCGGATCTGGCAGGTTTGCGATTGAGGAAAGCGCCAACTCGCGACTGCGCTTCAACAAGAAGGACCTACGCCACAACGGCGTTCAGTTCAGCAACGCGAAGTGCGTCAAGGTAGGCGGCAACAGCATGATGCCTGTGTTGCGCGACGGCGCGACGGTTGGCGTGAACGTGGGTAAGAACTCCCTCAGCGACATCGTCGACGGTGAGATGTACGCCATCAACCACAATGGCCAGCTCCGTGTGAAGCAGGTCTACCGTATCCCGATCGGGATTCGCCTGCGCAGCTTCAATCGAGATGAGCACCCGGATGAGGACTACACGTTCCAGCAGATCCAAGAGCAACAAATCTCGATCTTGGGGCACGTATTCTGGTGGGCAATGTATTCGCGCTGACGTAGTTATGGCCCTAAATAGCTGACTATTAGCCTCAATAAACCTTCAAACGGAATTGATCATGAAGCCAGTACGGGTCTCGCTCAGATTGCATCGCCGCCTACCACCAGGCTTAAGCTGTGCAGTGCCTATCGAAAGAAGCGAACCCCTCGTACGCAATCATCTAAAGGCGCCAATGCAGGTTGAGGTAGCCCTCCTTAGCCATGAGGTTCCGAGGCAAACGCTCGCCGCATTTGACTTCCTGAAACACATATCGTGTGGACCACTATTAACCTATGGGTTAACCTTATGAGACTGCTCGTTCTGGAGGAGTCAAAATGGATCGTGACTGCGGCACAGGAAAAAGCAGGATCTGGGTACCGATGCGCGCTGGTGGATTCACTAGCCAAACTCGGCTCGAACTACGAGAAATCCCTAGACGGCTTGCTTAGCCTGCTCGCCAAATTTTCCGAACATGGTCAAAGGATGTTAAATGATGGAATCTGCCATGAGGTCGACGAGAATGAGAAGTTATTTGAATTTATCAAAGGTGACTTGCGACTCATTTGGTTCTATGGGAGAGGAAACAAAATCATCATATGTTCACATTGCTTTATTAAGAAAGGCAAAAAAACACCACCATCGGAAAAAGCAGCAGCTACAAGCATCAAAAGAGAATATTTTCGATTACTAGATAGGAACATAGAAGTTCCTTTAATCTATGAAGAACTTGAATAAAGAGAAATAACATGAATAGCTATCTCGCATTAAAATCTAAAAGCAAGGATCGCTTAGGCTACTGGCTAGAGTCAGCAAAGCAAGATTTTATGATTTCTATTCACGCCGCCATGGCAAAAGAAAAAATCACAAAATCGATACTTGCTAACAATATCGGTTGCTCGCCTGCCTATATATCGAAAATCTTGAAAGGTGACGCCAACTTTACTATTGAAACAATGGTAAAAATCTCCAGAGCGCTGAATACAAAGCTCTGCATACACCTGTCCGATCCCCATGAATCAATACAGTGGCTTGGAGTCGTTTCTTCTAAGCGGCCAGAGCCTGATGTTCGGCCACAAAGGTATTGGGCGTCGGCTGCTCAGAGAACAGTTACTACAGGACGGCTTGCTGAACATGGATAGTATCAATGTCAATCCAAAGTGGATAATCTTTCCAGAGATCCATGTAGAGGCGAATTCTTCGTATGACAACTCCAAGGCTGTAGGAGACGGTCCTTTCGACGTAGGCTGCTCTTTCAATGTTGACTCACACGACTCTACTCTGCATGCAAGCTTATTTATAAAGAACGAAGCACACGAAGAGCTCAACCTGGAGTATAAATTCGACCTTCATATATACTCCGTTTTCGAGATCAACGGAGATTTCAGCACTCTTTCAGAAAAAATAGTTAACCGAATAGTAAATGACATCGCAAGTTTACTAGTCGGTAGCTTGAGAGATATGCTGACCACACTGACGTCGCGCGGGCCATGGGGAGCGTATATTCTTCCGTTCTTGGATACAAAGAAGCTATCAAAAGACCTTATCGAAACTTATAAACCTGCAAAATAAAGAAAGCCCGGCCTAGCGCCGGGTTTTTTTGTTTCTGCATCACCCATCACTTAGTCTCGCCGAAGCCCTGTAAAAATTCGACCATGCCAGGCCGCTGAAGCCCAATATTCCTGCCACGACGTTCCCGTTCTGCTTGATCGCTGAATACAGCCCGGCAATCCAGCGCGGCGTCCCCTCCACAAATTTCCCATTCAAACCTAGATAGGCACTTCCCAAAAGAACGATTCCGAGCGCTGCTATTGCCAGCACAACGGTCGCGACTCCCCAGGCCTTCATTCCACACTCACTCGTATTCACGGCCCGATCCCTCAGATGCGCATTCCGAATAAAGCTATAGCAGATGACCAGCAATCTTTCCCTACCGAGCCGGCCAATGGTGGCGCAGCGCCACGAATGGTAAGGTGCAGGCTTTATTTGGGGAGGGATACCATGGTTCACCGCGCACTTCTCGCAGCACTCTTTTTTATCAACTCTCTTTCAGCTAGCGCTGGAGTTTTCAAGGATGAGACGGACAGATTCACCGGAAACAGAGCTGTTACCTGGAGCGCATTACCGTCCAATGCAGAAGATTTCTCTTTTTCGACCGTCGCGCTCTACCTAAAAGGCGATTTAGTCCCTGGGTACTACAAGATCGAACTGATGACTTGGAGCGAGAGTGGGAATTTTCGGGACTGCAACCATACGAACTGGCTTGTGGACGGAGTTCTAGACCCATATTTGGAGCTTGAATACTCGTCAGCTGGCGCGAGTTCAGCTGTAATAGAGCGCTTCGACAAGCGAGTAGACCGCGCCAATCTCCAGCGTCTTTCCTCTGCCAAACTCATAGAGTTCCAAGTCTGCGGTACTGAGGGGAAGATTTCGCAAGACGACATGGAAGGTATGCGCAAGGTACTCAATGCAACAAGGTAAAATCATACACCCCAACTAAAGCCCGCCAAGCGCGGGTTTTTTTGTGCCCGCGAAAAATATTATTAGCAGCGCTATTTACATTGAATAGCAGCACTGCTACTTTTATTCGCAAGCCAGACAACAACGGCCCTGCAGCGAAAGCCGCGTCGCTCTTTAACAACCAGCGCCATGAACGACTACCCGGCAAGTCCGGTTAGGTCACTCCCGGCTCCATCGGTGGGAGGTCAGTAAACCGATGAACAAAACCGCACTTGCCTCTACCGGCGACCGGCGATCCGACAGGCCCGAAAGCCTGCCCACGCGCAGCCCACTGCGACGGCGGACGAGGTGTTGACCGAACTGAGTGAATGACCTGGTAAGCGGGTGCGGAGAAAAAACAGATTTCACTGGCTGGCCTTGGCGACAGGGCCAGACGGGAAATCAACTGAGGACAAGACGATGAACAAGGTAATCCACATCACGCTGCGCGGAGAGCTGCAGGTCTTCGCTGATGCCGACCTGAACGCCTGCATCCGAGAGGCGAACAGGCTCAACGCTGAGCGTGGACTCACCAGCGGCGTGCGCGTTGTTGAGTGCGAAGACGGACATCGAATGACGGCAGCCGATTGCAAGGCTGCTGCCCGATCCTCTCTATGAGAGCGCATCGGGGTGTGATCTGAGGCTAAGTCTCGGGCAGCGGATGAGCCAACCGGTCGCCTATAGGGTTACCCCTTCCGCCGAATGCCGGTTGAGCCCCGGCCAGATCACACCCCGATGCGGACGAAACTGCGGCCTATAACCGCCCACCTGCATAAAGCAACACCAGAGACCGGCGAGCGCCCGCCAAGATGCCAACGGCGCGCATTGGAGGATGACCATCATGTGACAAGGAGCGATTCACCTGCGCGGCGTGGCAAGCCTGAAGGCCGGCGCCCGTCCCCCATACAGGCAGCGGACAGCAGGCCGTCGATGTTACCGCGCATCGGCCGAATGAGGTAGGCCACCCCCACGCACGTCGACAATTTGATGCTAGAAACCCAGGACGTCGCCAGTAGCGGTCCTGGGACAGACTACTTGCCAGCTTTCGGCGCATAGCTCGGGCAGAAATGTTTTGCTGCCGACGGATCACCTGCGGCCTGCACTTGAACTGCCTTGATTTCATCCTGAAATGCCGGATTGGTATCAACTGCAAGAATCTCCTTCTTCAGATCTGCGTTTGCCGCTATATCTGGAAGGGAAAAGATGTTCTGCAGCGAGTAATTCATTCCGGGCTTTTGCTCTGCACACATGCGCCCCATAGCCACCATGGTTATAGCAATGTCGTGATCCTCGGTAGCCGCTTGGGCCTGCCCCAAATTACTGAGCGCGACCAAAGCAACTAGACAGACAGTCTTCGAAATTACACGCATGGGAATTCATCCTTAGAAGTTCTGCGCTTTATCGGCAGTGAAATAAAAAAATTCAACTCGCCACTTTGCAAATCGTTCGACACGACCCGAATGCACTCCCCTCCGCGCCCAACGGCAACCAGCAGAGCGGATGAGTGCATCCGAGTTTTGTTGGATCAACACCCCGCCACTCTGGAGACGACCATGTCAGCTCTACGCAAGCCCATCCCGGAAGACGACTTTCTCGATACGGAGGCAGGTCAAGAATGGCTGACCGAGTCGGTCAACGATCTGCTTCATCGGCGCCACGTAGAGGCACCAAATCCGGTAGGTCGAAGCAAGGTCCTGGTCAACGCCGACCACTTACCCGAGGCGCTGGCGGATCACATGGCCGCAAACCCAGATCCAGATCGGTACATCGAGAAGATTCTGATCGAACTGATCAGGCGCGCCGATAGCGGGATTCTGCACACCTGGGCCATCGAAGCCGTCGGCGGTGATCCGCAAATTATCCGGTCACTCGCCGGCGACCTGGTGGCGGTGCACGCCAACCAATACCGCGACGCCAAACGCGAAAGCGATCGCGTCGAGCGGGAGTGCGGGTTTTGAGCCCTCATATCCTGATCGACCAAGCCCTTGATGGTGTGTCGGTGCCGGCCGGCGAAGAAGACATCAGCATGCTGGTGCAGGGGCTGATCACCCGCCTCTTCACCGATGGCGCGATTACCACCGACGAATTCAACCACTACTGCAAACGCCTACGTGACACCTGTCAGCGGCGCAAGGAGGAAGCATGAGTACGACACCGGTTAAATCGCTGATCGACGAACAGCTCGAGGACATCGAAAACAAGATCGCCCTGCTCGGTTTCGGCCTTCCCTTTAATGAGGTGATCGGCCGCAAGCGCGAGGACTTGGTCGCCAATCTGCCGCAGCGTCTGGCGCCAACCATGAAAGGCAGGCGCATCGCGGTCAGGGTTCGGCCGTGACCGGTCGCCAGCTTGCCCGTCGCATTCTGATTCGGCGCGGATCGCTCTCTGCCATCGGCGTTTTCACCTTCTTGATGCTGCTCAGCGCCCTCGCCGACCACATCACTCAGTAAGCAACGCATTCAATCGCTGCGCATAGCGCGGCAAGGAACAATCATGTCCGCTCAAAGTGTGACGCCAGTGGCGCACGACCGAAACCTCCACGTCCTTCCGCATGCAGCAACGAGCACCAGTGCTTTGATACTGGACGGTGACAGCCTGGACAAGATGATGCGCTTGGCCGAGGTCATGGCCACCGGCCGCGCCACACTGCCGAAGCACTTCAACGGCAACCCGGCGGATTGTCTGGCGGTCGTCATGCAATCGATGCAGTGGAAGATGAACCCGTTCGCCGTGGCGCAGAAAACGCACTTGGTCAACGGCGTATTGGGATACGAGGCACAGCTGGTGAACGCCGTGATCACTACCTGCGCGCCGGTGGTGGATCGCCTGCACTACGAGTGGTTCGGTGCCTGGGAAAAGGTGATCGGCCAGTTCGACATCAAGACCAATAGCGAAGGCAAACAATACCGTCAGCCGGGCTGGAAGCTGGAGGACGAGCAAGGTTTGGGCGTGAAGGTCTGGGCGACCTTCCGCGGCGAAGACGAGCCGCGCGTGCTTGAGCTGCTTCTGGCCCAGGCTCGCACCCGCAACAGCACCCTCTGGGCTGACGATCCTCGCCAGCAACTGGCGTACCTCGCGACCAAACGTTGGTCGCGCCTGTATTGCCCGGACGTGATCCTCGGCGTGTACAGCCCGGATGAGTTGGAAGAAACCGCACCAACCATTCGCGACGTATCACCGGCGCGTGGCGCGGCACCAGCTGAACTTCCCCCCTACCCCGACGAGAAGCTCACGGAAAACCTACCGAAGTGGCAGATCGCCGTCGACGCAGGCCGCTCTGCTCCCGATCACCTGATCGCCACCGTCAGTAGCAAATTCACCCTGAGCGAAGAGCAGATCGCCAAGATCAAAGCGCTCGCGCCAATTGAAGGAGACCAAGAATGAAAATCCACAACGTTGCTCAGGGCTCCGAAGCCTGGCATGCGCTCCGCGCCAATTACGTCACCGCGTCAGAAGCGCCGGCAATGATGGGCGCATCAAAGCAGATGAAGCGCACCGAACTGCTGCACGCCAAAAAGACCGGCCTCGATCGAGACGTATCGTGGTGGGTGCAGAAAAACCTGTTCGACAAAGGGCACGAAGCCGAAGCACTCGCTCGACCGATCCTCGAAGCACGAATCGGCGAGGATTTGTTTCCCGTAGTCGGTACCGAAGGTGATCTGCTCGCGTCGCTCGACGGCTGCACGATCCTTGGCGACGTACTTTTCGAACACAAAATGTGGAATGAGCAGCTCGCTGCTGACGTTCGCGCCGGCAGCCTCGACCCGCACTACTACTGGCAGCTCGAGCAGCAACTGCTGGTGAGCGGCGCCGAGAAGGTGATCTTCGTCTGCTCCGATGGCACTGAAGAAAACTTCGTTTCGATGGAATACACCCCGGTATCGGGGCGGTCCGCGACACTCGTCGCAGGTTGGAAACAGTTCCAAGCCGATCTGCAGGACTTCACTCCCGCTGAGGTGATGCCGGAAGCCGTAGGCAAAACGCCGGAATCATTGCCAGCGCTGCGCATTGAGGTGACCGGCATGGTCACCGCCAGCAACCTGGAGCAATTCAAAGCTCATTCGCTGGCAGTCTTCGGCGCGATCAACACTGAGCTGGAAACCGATCAGCACTTCGCCGACGCGGAGAAGGCGGTCAAATGGTGCGGCGATGTAGAGGAGCGTCTGGAAGCTGCAAAGCAGCATGCGCTGAGCCAAACTGAAAGCATCGACGCGCTGTTCCGCACTATCGACGAGATCGGCGCCGAGGCGCGTGCCAAGCGCCTGATGCTCGACAAGCTGGTGAAGGCTCGTAAGGTGAGCATCCGCGAAGACATCGTCATGACCGCAGCCAAGGCGCTTCAGACGCACATCGACCAGATCAACACTTCGCTTGGTGGCAAAGCGCGCATGCCGCCAGTGCCTGCGGATTTCGCTGGAGCCATCAAAGGCAAAAAAACGATCAGCAGCCTGCGCGACTCTGCCGATTCCGAGCTGGCCCGGGCAAAGATTGCCGCCAGCCAAATCGGCGACAGCATCCGGAGCAACTTGGCCAGCCTAGACGAGCTCGCCGCCGACTGCATGTTCCTCTTCAATGATGTGCAGCAATTGGTGATGAAGGCGAACGAAGACCTGGTCGCGCTGGTCAAGGTGCGGATCTCGGAACACCGGAAGGCGGAGGAGCAGAAAGCCGAAGCGCAGCGCGAACAGATCCGCCAACTGGAACTGAAGCGAATCGAAGACGAGGCTAAAGCCAAGGCTCCGGTTGAGCCTGAACCAATCGCCTCCCAGGCGCCGGCAAAAGTCTCCGCGCCAATTCAGCCGGCCCAGAAATCAGCGTCCACCCCCGCGGCGACGGTAAACCTGCAGGCCGAAGTTTTCGATCTGGAGTCGCTGATCAAAGCCGTAGCCTACGGCCAAGCCCCTATTTCGGTACTGACCGTAGATTGGGACAACCTCGACGCACTGGTCGCCGAACAAGGCGCCAAGTTCAGCATGGCCGGCGTGAGGCTGGTCAAGGTGGCCGCATGATCAGCCTCAACCTCAACGCAGTTCGTGAAAAGCAGACTGAGTCGGAACGGATCGCCGCTGCGATGGCTCACTTTTGGGCGCATCCCGGCGGCAGCTTCAAAGAGTTGCCGCCGGCTCGCATGAAGCCAAGGCCTGCGCGGCGTGACTGGGTAGACCCTGAAACAGTCCTCAAGCGGCGCCCGAAGCCGATATCGGCCGCTGACCGCAGGGCTCTGCGCAAAATGGCGGACTCGCTATGAAGTCGAAACGCAAACCCAACAACGGTTTCGCCCGGGCGGAACGAAGTTGCCAAGCGTTGCTGCGCACCAACCATGTCGCGGTGGTGAACATCGATCCCAGCGGCAGCCAGATCATGGCGAACTGGAAGAGCTGCAAGCAGATCCGGAGTCTGGCGATCGCCAACGCGATATTCGATTTCTCGTATCGCTGGACGATCTACATCGGCGCAATGTGTCGCGACGAGCGCGGCGGCGAGTACATCAAGTCGGTGGAGATCTCGCCCGAGGGCATCTACAAGGTCGAGCGCCTGACCGATGCCATCGAGCATTACTACCTGGAGTTGCGTAACAGCGCGAACCCGGCACATCTGGTGGCATCGGGCTGGATCGCCATTCCGGATGAGATCTCAATGGACGAAGCCCAAGCCGCGAAGCTGTTCTACGCCGCCGGCGCCTGGCATCAGGTGAAGGTAGCAGCGTGAGACGTTCCAGACCCCAACAACGCAAACGACAGACCTGGCTGGACTTGCCGGCCAGCGGAATTGAAGAGGTAGCCCATGGCCGAGGAAAAGGAACTGACGGAGGAAGCCAAGAAGCAGCGCAGGAAGCGCGAGAAGGCTGCAGCAAAGGACGCCGCATTGGGCGTCGAGAAGTTTACGGTTGAGGTCGCCGGGGTGTTCAAGCCTGACCTGAAGGCGGTGATGAAGGCCCACGGCATCAACAACCAGCAGGACATTCACCAGCGGCTGCTGAAGAACCTGATCCAGGCCGATTTCGAGACGCAGGCTCGCATGCTGCAATGTGTCACGACACCTTACGAGCCGAGCGCAAGAGTATTGCGACAATTTAGGACCGCTACCCGGGAATATCTTACCCAGCACCCCGGAGAATCTGAGGACGAAGTAATCGAGCCGAGTTCGATTACGCCTCTTTAGATCCCAACCGCTCTCCCATCAACACCGAGTTATAGGCTTCCTGAAGTTCGATGCTCGCGCGGGAAAGCGC